TTAACCATAATAAGATTACATACCACTCTAGGTCGACCGGAGGCGATTCTGGACTCGATTTCGGTCGAGACTTGTGCCAGCACCGGTAGCGGTTATATTAATCCTCAAACTTGGCAGAACATTTTGCAGTGTTTGCAACTCATTCGGTCCAGGCAGACAGCCAGAATACCTGATTGTGTTGTGAGGCTTCCCGCGGAAAGAGACGATTGGCTTATTCAAACAACAAACTGACCAAATAGTTCAATAATTATTTTATTTATTTCCGCGCCTTCGTTTTACAGGTTTAGCTTTGGAGGATGTGGTGACTACTCTTGGGCGTTTGACACCACCTCTTATGACATTAGTTTGAAACAAAAACTTCCTACCCAAAGGAGTTTGGTCCAATTGTTCAGTCAATCTATCTCTTAAATCAACTTCCCAAAATTTCAATTTACTATAAGGGTCTTCCTTTTCAGAGGGAGGTACATTACTAGGACATTTTGTTGCCATGGAGTGAATATACCTGTAAGTTTCATCTAAAATACCTGATGGAGGATTCACATTTAAATGCCAGGCCTCAATTATATTTGGATCCATAGTATGAATTATTGCTAAATTTTCAGGAGTGAGTCTTACTTTACATAATTGCAAAATCACAGATATATCAAATTCTTCCACATGTCTCAAATAGGTATAATATTCATTAGCTTTAAATGCCCCTTGATTTGGTGTACCATTTTGTCCAACAATAATATTTAAAGCAGTACCTCTAGTATTATCAACCACAGTTAAAAACAACTGATTATTCCAAGCAATGCCATTGTTTTGTCCCTGAGATCTTTGTATCCAATATGGTCTATTAAATAGTTGTCCTTCACTTGAAACTAATGACCCACTAGGACTAGTAAAATAATTATTAGTAGACAAAGGTGGATTATCATCCTCTAAAGTGTCACCTTGTTCTTTTTCAGATATTTTACCATATCTGGTAAAGTAGTGTCTTGCATACATTTGTTCTCTACGTACATAAAAAAAGCAAAAGTCTCCATATGGATCATTTGCCATTTTGATATAATCTGGATATTTACATTTAGATTTATAAATATCTAGAGGAACAGATGTTTTATCCTGCTGTAAGTCATTAAAATCCATAGCACCAAATCCAATATCCACCATATCACCATCTTCTATTGAGGTAGTTTTTAATTCTATTGGAGGACAGTCTGTGTCTTTATGACCCAAGCCGCCCCCTTCATTATTTTTACACCAAGCTGCTCTAGACCAATGCTCACCTAGTGCAGGTTTACAACCTATTAAAAACATTTGAGTTTGTTTAGGATCAAATGCTGTGTTACTTCCAATAGCATTCATTGCATCATGCCCTGTTCCCACATTTTTTGCATTTTCTACATCTGCAAACTTATTAAATATTGGATGTCCTGTAATACCACATCCTAGAGGCTGTCCTCTGTCTATTTCAACGCCTCTTAATGCCCACACTAACCTTTCCTTTTCTGGATCAAAGATAGATTTATCACCAAATGCAAAATTATTTGGATCAGGAAGCTTTAACCTAAATACTCTGTATGCATTTGGGGACACCTTGGGAACTATAATATCTTTTTTGTTTTCATGATAAATATCAAAATATGGATGCCCAACAGTTAATAATCGATCAGTGCTTGCATGATAGAATATACTTGTCCTGGTGACATACTCATCCGTGGATAAAACACGGGTTGAAGGTTGTGGAGGTAGATAAAATTTATTCTGTGCAGGAAGCCACACCGCCATCTGCAAAAAAATCACAAAACAGCCTTTTTTTTTTCTTTTTAAATAAAGCAGGGTGCAAATAAAAATCTGTCCCACCTAGTAGATCTATGACTACTGCTGGTGTTTCTAAGGGGTTAATAGGAATCTTTGGTGTTTCATTACTGCTGCTAGTATGTACATGTACCCCCTCAAAGCCTGGAAAAATTTGGAATTTAGTAGTTAATAAGTCTGGAACCGATATCGGTCGCACCCTTCTACCAATGCCAATTACTAGCTGCAGGTCATTGGCAATAGGTTCATAGATATCAAGTAAAGACTCATCAGAATATGACTCTAGGGTGCTTCCTGTTAAGCTGATAATCTCCATGTCTGTTGTGCCAGAAGAAATAACTGATTCACCTGACTGTTCGCCAACTGGCGAAGATCCTAAAGTTGCAAGTTCTATGTTGTCTGCAGGAGCAATTTCACTCAGATCATAAAAATAATGAATTTGGGGTCCTGCTATAACTCCACTACGTGTTTTGACACTGGCCTTAGTCCCAAATCTGCTAACTCTAACAGTATTTTCGTTGCTTCTGTGATAAATTGGTTTACTTAAACTTATTAGGTCTCTAAAATCTTCATTAGGGGCTGCTAAAGGAAAATCAGCTACATCCTTCTCAAAAATAAGATCTACACTTTCATCAAAAGCTGGATTTTGAAAGGTGACTAATGATCTAGGTTGTGTTACAAAAGCTGGATCTGTAACTTGCGTTTGAAGGTAACGCCTGCTATTTAAATTTCTAGTTTTAGGCCTAACTACTGCTTCATTTGGTGTACTCGTTAGAAAACTAGTTTCTTCCTCAATTGTTGTGGAAAAAGACCTTCTAGCTAATTCTTGAAGTTCAATTTGTTCACCAATATGTTGTCCCCCTGAATAACCATCAACCAAAATATGATCTGTGGCAGAAGTTTCTCCAGCAGTTGCATTGCTAGTTATTGCCACCTCAAAACTTGGGTTTTCATATTGTGTTCGTGAAATTATTTTAGGAGCTCTAGTCTCTGTTGACACATCTAAAACTGCAGGTTGTTCTTCTGTGACAACATTAGAGGTGGTGTAAGGTATTTCTTGCACTGTTTCTCCAGATATATCAACTACAGCTATATGATCTGGATCTAAAACAGCTGGATGCTCTGCAGCAGAGTGTACAATAACTGGATCTTCTACAATAGATGGGAATTTGGGTGGTCTGATTATAACTGGATCTTCTACAGCTGTAGGAAATTTTGGAGGGGCTAATGCAGGCCCTAAAGGATTCATTGCATCCACTGGTATAACATCTGCAGTACCTACACTTGATATGGGTATGCTTGGTTTGACAGTACTGACACGTGTGCCTACATTTACTCCACTACCTAATGGGACATAAGATCCAGTACCTCGGCCCGTACCAATTCCCAAACTCCCAAAAAAAACACCAGCAGAACCCCATTTCAAAATTTTATCTGCAAGCGTGTTATGCTCTATTTTATTGCGTATGTCATCAGGGCAATTATTCGATATCTTGCAACTGGGGTAGATATCTTTTGGGGCGGCGCGTTTTCTACGGGCATGCATCGCGAAAGCAGGGTCCTTTTTTTGGTGATATACGCTAGGACAATGAGCAGGGTATCAAAGGGTACAAGGCAGGTTTCAAAGGGTACAAGGCAGGTTTGAAGGAAGTGTAGTCCATTGGAGATCAAGTCTTTGGAGTGAAAGGGACATCAAATGTGACAGAAGTTCTTGAGAGAAAGGGACCAGATGTAACAGATGTAAGCCATGTCCAGGATTCAGGGCCAAGTCCAGCAAAGAGTGGGGCCGGGCTACCAGTTCAGGTCCAGGTATTTAAGAGAAGGGAGATTTTTTTCTTTATATACAAGAGCTTTTTTGGTGCTTTGAGAGTAAACGATCCTGTGTTGAAAACGATCTGGTAGATGCTTCTACAGTTGCTGCTGCTTTAGGACTGTATAGTAAACAACTGAGTTTGTAAAGGTGACCCTTGATTGTATTGTATTGTATTCACACAGAATGGTACAGAAGAGTGCCAGAGGTTTTTTCAATGGTTGTTCAAGGTTGTTGTCAAGAGATAAACGTTACAAATTTCAGTAGATGCTACAACTTAATGTGGAAACATTTCAATACAAACATCGCATGCATTCATTCCATAGCAAAAAGAAACTTCTCAAAAAAAAAGAAAGAAAGAAAGTAGTTTGTGTGCGGTGACAGTTATCTGTCTGTGGTTGCTATAAACTGTTTCGTAGCTGGATGAAATTATCTAGTTATTCCCACTTTATAACAGTAGTATAAAGACCATTTGCAGTTTATCCTTATTTATCCTATTATGCATACACTAAACAAACACAAGAGATCATAAATTTTGGAAACCGTGGACTTATGTCATAACTAAAGACTCTATTCCTATATTCCTAACTATATAACCTTACCATGCCTAAAAGAAGTCTATGCAGTATCAAAGTACCCTATTCTGCTATATTGCCATTGTTACAAAGACGGACGGCGCAAGTTCTGGTAGTAGATTACAAGAGAGTATGGTCTAATTGTAGGAGAATTACAAAGCCAATATTAAATGTTTCAGTATATGGCATGAAACTAGTGCTCACCTCAAAATGTGACCTAAATGCTGATCTGATATGACTAACAGTATATAATGTGCCTTTTCATTAATACAAACAAAGGTGACTCTGAAGCTACTTGACTAATAAATTGACCAATAAACGGCTAAATAATGACTTATTTAGTTAGCTGTTGCCTATAGTTCTACTGCCTATAGTTCTACTGCCTATATCTTGTATCTCTATATGTAAATGTGTTAGAACCCTACTTCCCAGTGATCCCGTTTTTTTTTTTTGATGCTCGCCCACCACCAAACACACCTGTATAGGTTCGATGTTAGTAATCATTGAAAGACCCCAGAAAATAGCTCACAGACTTTGGAAGCTTTACAGTGTTCAAAAACTTTTCTCTCTGATCATCATCAGTGAACAGAAAGATAATTCTAGATCTTTTTGACTGCTCCGAGCCCTTCCACGTCCAGCTCCAAGTCGTGCTGACCCCCCAAAAAAGATTTTGATATTGTTGTTTGAACCTATACCTTAAACACTTAACCGTATTCGGATCGCCTCTTATGACAATGCAAGGAGGATCTCGAGCTTCTGCAAGAAGTCGCCCGAGACGTCCTCCTCCGCCTCGCACCGGAACGGATTGGTGTGAAGATCCAATCTGCTCAGGGGATGGCGGCTTGGAAGAAGGAGTAGCAGTGGAAACTCGTTCTCCTTTTCTTCTTCCAAACCTTCTCCCCACAGGTGTTTTCGGCAAGGCGTGACGTCCAGATTTTTTCCGTGACTTGACCGGCGTCGATGTTTTCCGCCTGGGGGTCCCACTGTCGGAATGGGGACCTGGCGAGGCGGTGTTAAGTCCGGAGGTACTAGTGGAAACAGGTGTTGTCAGTGGAGTTTTTACAACCTCATATACATCTGAATTGCCATATTTAGCAGCTTCATCATGGAAGTTCACATAATATATTTTTATACCAAGCTCCGTCTCGTAATATAAACCAGTTTCATCTACATAACCTTTAGAAACTCTCCATTTATCCTCAGAATCTTGATAATATATAAAATCCCATAAAACATACCTAGCTATATTTTGGGAATCATTATTAAACTTAACATCAATATTATGACCTCCCTTTTTAAAACAGTAGGCCGGTGGTGCTAGTAAACGTTCTCTGCTTGTTTGCATCAAGTTCCATGGCTCCTCTCCAAATTCTGAGTCCAATAAAGTTCTTAAAATCAATTCCTGTTCTATTGCTTGCTTGGCTCTCTGTTGTGAAGCAGCTAAGGAAGGGACATGATTATATCCAATCCTTGTGATGCCTCTTTGGCGGGCACCATAATACAGAGTCTGTTCTTTTCTGTTAAGATGCCAATGTGTTATCTGATCTGTCAATCTATCACTGTCTTTTTCGTATAGAGTCAGCATATCATTTTGTAGAGACTCTAAGAGTTGGCTGAGAGTCTCCATCTTCCCCCTCGTCTTCTTGGTCACTTAACTCTAAATGGGTCCAAAACCTTGTAAAAAAAGAGGCCCAGTTTTGATTATTTAAGACAAAACCAGGAGACCCATCATCATTTAAAGGAAATGGAGTTGCAAAGCAGAAGCTAGAAAGTCTACTGTGCAAATAAGGCCAGCGATTATCACCCAGAACATTCAAATTAGAGGTGACTAATAAAGGAGGACACTTTATCTGAGAAGGAGCTTTGTGTTTTCTATCTAAGCTTATAAAATTACCATCTATTGCATTCCTAAGATTGACATCTATAAAATCCCAACAAGGTTTTGTTGCGTCATCTAATAAACCTATCTTAGTTTCCCACAAGGGCTGCAACCAAAATGTACTTTTACTGTTCATATAAGAAATTACCTTTCCTTCTAAAAAGTTAATCAAACTCATGCAAAATAATGACTTGCCAGTGTTAGCAGGTCCCCATATCAGCAAACAGTTTTTTTTAGGTTGTCCTCTAAGAAATTTTTGCAAAGTTTTAATAAATACTATAAACTCAATGCATTGAAACCTTATAAACCTAACTATCTCTCTCCAACCGTCACTTTCTTGTTCTTTTTTGCAACATTTATAAATCCAATCAGACATTGTCATATTTTGCATTTCAGCTCTTTTATAATATCTTGCCATTGTGGCACAATCTTTGACATGCTTAGCTTGACTATTAGAATTAAGAAATGCTGCAGCATTTTCTTCAGTGTCTGCTAGCAAAGCATAATGATAAGCTATCTGATATTCCTCAAAGTATTTATTGTCATAAGCCCATTGAACCATTTTAGATAAGTCAAATGGATGTTCAGAGGCTAGTTGATGATTAATTAAAGTCAATTTAGCAATCCAATCAGGAAAATTACCAAAAGTATAAATTCCACCAGTAATACTTTTTTTATACCAGTATAAAGCTGCAGCAACACTTCTAGTCTTAGGAGGCTCTGCAAATAACTGCTCTTCTTTACAAGCAAATAACTTTACAAACAACTTGTATACAGTATCTCGATTTTTCTGACTTTTAAAAGTAAGTAACAATAATGACACAGTTGCAATTTCACAGTATAATATATAATCACAATAATTTTGTAACATAACTTTAGCAGCATCAATTCTATCTGGATTGAAATACAAGCCAATTAAGACCCAATCAATACTGCAAGTTTTATTGCTTTGAAAAGTTCTGCATAAATCTGTAATACTTAAAGAAAAGAATTCTTTAAATTTAGCTAGCAAAAAGGCACGCTTGTTTTTACTCAGAAACAACGCCTCGACGCCATTTTCAACTGACACCGTCGCTACCTGATTTTCCCTCTGTGCAAGAATATCATCAGCTTCATGTTGAGAAACGTCTACTCCACTATCCTCCAAAAATAACTGTTTTTTAGCTTTTTTGGAGGTGCGCGGAGTGATAGACACCGCTTCTAGCCGCGGACTAAGATTTAATACAGCTTTAGCAGGACTATAAGTATACTTTCGTTTTAACAGTAGCAATTGCTCCTCCGTTTCTGTTTGCTCCTGTTGGTGATACAGTTGCATGGAAAGTACCTGGCACTGATCAACATGAGCATTGTCAACTAAATCTGAAATGTCACTTGCTGATTTTTTTTCAAACTCTTCAGAATCAGAGTCATCTGAACTACATGCAGCCTCTAAAATTACCCAATCACTCTCTTCACACTCAGTACCTTTTTCATCCGCCATGGTTAAGCTTCTTCTTTACTACACAAGAAGTGCAAATAAAGGAGAAATCTTGGAGGAGAAGAGACTCCAACGATCGAACTTGTGCAGCCGAGGAGAGGCACAGGAACCTCAGCTCTTTTCTACAGTATCCACAGCATGTAGCCACCCTAAAACAATCACGCGATATCGGCTCCTCCTCCTCCTCCTCCTCTGGCATTTGCTCATGACATTCAAGATCGATATGCTCAGGTAGCTCGGTCAGCACAATTTCTTGCAAAGTAGGTCTTTCTCCACGCATTTTAGCAAAGACAGCATAAACCACACGTTCCTCTAATTTTAAATCTGGCTAGATACAAATTGTTTGTTTTAACACAGTAGTCCTTCTCAGAGTCAGTTAGAGTCTTCATACAGCTCCCACATCTAACACCTATGCCTTTCAGGTTCAATTGCAAATTCAAAAGTTCAGACTCAGTCAAGTTTCTATTAAAATACAAAGCTTTTTCTAAATAACAGCATTTTTTAAGGCAGAGCAAACAACAACCAAAAGCACACCCATTAATCCACTGCAGTGTTAAAGGCCATTCATCAAAGCAAGCTTTATCTATATAAGTTAAAAAGTGCAAGCAAAAGCGGCAGGCAAGAAGCACATCAACAAAAGGAATCTGCAGAGCAGTACTAAGACCTTTCACCGATGTTGGTCGCTCCATGAATGCCCCCAGCCCAGACTTCATCAAATATATACCAAGAAACCTTGTCGACCGATATCGGTCGCTCCACACCGATTTCGTTCTGACTTGTTTTTTGAAAGATGATCGTTG